CTTGATAATACTTGTACTCAATTTAGTAAGGAAATCTCTTCGTTGGTTAGAAATCTTCTCATGGAGTCTAGCAACCTTTAGACGTTGCTTCTGGTAATTCATGCTTTCTGATAGTTTCTTACCAGCTTGTTTGGCAGCCAAAGCTCTACGAGATAAGATTTTCTGCTCTTTGGCTAATTTCTTAGAAGCAGAGACTAAAAATCTAGGATTTCCAATCTTTTCTCCAGTAGAGAGAATGGCAAAATGCGACAAGCCAAGGTCAATGCCAACGCTTGAGTTTGTCTTAGGATAGAACTGAATATCTGTTTCACAGAGAATCGAAATATAATATTTTTCGGTCTTAGTCATAGAAATGGTGGCACTCTTTATAAGTCCTGTCATCTTTCTATGTTGCTTTAAGCAAACCCACCCAATTTTAGGAAGTTTAACCTTTCCGCTTTCAATTGCTATCGTTCCTGTTTGATTATTGGTTTGATAGGATTGATGATGTCGTTTAGACTTAAATTTAGGAAACCCAAATTTAGATTGAAAGAAACTTTTATAGGCCTTTTGCAAATTCAATTGGGCATTGCAAAGTGCTAGACTGTCCACCTCTTTCAACCAAGGAAATTCTTTCTTGTATTGAGCAGGGGTATTTTTGAGTGTTTTTCCTGTCTCTTTATAATATTGAATTTTATCCGCCAGCATCATATTCCAGATAGCCCTTGAACAGCCAAACGTTTTTGCAAAGATGACTTTTTGTTCTTCAGTTGGATATAACCTAAATTTGTAAGACTTTTGCCTAATTTTTGTCATTTCTTCTTATTTGTCCTTGTTTTTATATTTATATATTATATAATTTAGAATATCACAAATTAAAAAGCAAGTCAAAGACTTGCTCAGCTCAAAGCATTTACATCCCACCACCTATGGAGTGGGTGAATTACGTGTAGCTTGTTAAACATGTCAAGGATGTAGTAAAGAAAACAAAAAGACCAGAATTATTTTCTAGTCTTTTTTGATTGAATTTATTTAATTATTCAATATTCACATCTTCAACAGATTTGTCAGTTCGAATCCCTTTAAAACGAGGAAAACGCAAACTGATTTCATCATTGTTTTGATTTTTGCTGTAAGAAGTGTATTGAATTTCTCCAATAGCTCCAAGATACTTTTCTTGGTTGTTCCAGATTTCATCCCGAAGCTCATCTGTAAGACCAGAACCAAACTTAACAGGAACACCCTCAAAATCCATAATCAATGCACCTAGAGTATTTTCGTACTTGGTGTATGGAGCGCCGGGTTCAAAACCAATGATTTCGAGGTCTGCTGATTTAGTAGGTTTAATCTTTAAGAGGCCATTATGGCGTTTACATTCATAAGGTGTATCAAGATTTAGCATCAGGCCTTCTTCTCCTAGAGCTACCTGCTCATCAAAGAGTTTGTAGATAGCCTCTAGGTCATTATAGACATCCTCAGTCTCCATAAGGACAGGAACAAGTTCAATGCCTGTTACATCAGGAACATTCAAGAAAACATCATTTAACATGTTTCGCCGGTCTTTATAAGTAAGAATAGATTTCTTATCTTGGAAGAATTCATCTGTTCCAACAATATCAAATACATGATAAGTCAGGTTAGATTTTTCACCATCTTTACGGATGATTTTAGAAGTTTCGTTAAACCATTCTTCTTTTGGTTTATCTGATTCTGTAATCAGGATTTCACCATCTAAGAATAGTCCTTCTGGATAAACCTTGGCTAGTTTGTTCCAGTCAAAAGATTTAAAGATGCTCGTTGCAACATCTGTCATTCCTGTAACTGGTTTTCCTTGCCGGGTAAAGAAATTCACGTTGATGCAGCCACCAATACCATTCAGTTCATCAAAAGAAACCTGAGCAAGCGTTCTGTGGCCGTCTAGCTTCAGTGTGATAAAGCCTATAAGAGCTTTTAGTTTTTCTGAATCTAGTTTGTCAATTGATTTGGCCAACTGAACCTCAAAAACAGGAATAAACCCTTCTCCGTAAACGGCATTGACTGTTTTGGCCGTAACCCCCAGTTTAAGGGATTTCGTTACTACCTTTTCAATGAAGTCATGAAGCTCTTCTGGTTGACTTTGAATATATTGATGAACAACAAGAATATCTGCATCTCGGCCAGTATTATTTCCTTTAAGATAATCCAATAAACTTAAAAGATTTGTGATTTCTTGGCTGGACTTTTCTTCACGAATATCATCACTGAATGACTTCCTGCGTTCTAGTTTTTTCGCTGAAATTCCTGTAGTAATATCATTATTTAGCAAGAATTTTAGAAGCTTCTTGAAACGTTCATCAGCGTTATGGAAACGTAGAACTGTGTTCTTGCCAGCTTTGGTTGTTTCTGCCATGAGACTGTCCATTGAGTTTTTAAGGAATTTTAATCCCTCAACTGTTGCTAAAAAAGTTGCCATACTTTTCTCCTTTTTAAAAATTAAATATTTTATTGTAAAATTAATTTTTACATTGATTATTATAAGCAAAAGACCTCGGTATTTCAAGGTCTTTATTTAAGTTTAGTTTAGTTCGGGTATACATCATAGCTGTACTTGTCTACAATGTAGTTTTGGATAAATGATTTTATCTTCTCGAATTTTGATTTGTATTCAATAATAGATTCTTTTGATGCTTTATCTGGTGTAAAGTATTCTGTTGAGATATTAAAATGAGTTTCAATGTCCATATCATTCTCACTGTATCTAACTTGTAATAAACAAATACAAAATAGGTTCTGATTGTCTTTGTTATAGCTGAGAAAAATAGGCACATCCTTGGTCTTCCGTTTGGCTTTACGTTCTTCATTTGAACATTGCCTGCCGATTTCGTAAACAAGGCTGTCAAAGTTTCCAGTATAGTCACATTTAATCAAATCCAATATTTCTTTTGGGCATTGATGAATTGTAATAGGTTTGTACTGAGAAAATTCTTCCAACACATCTTTTGTTTCGTTTGGTATGGCCACCTTGGCATAATTGAAGTTTTTGTTTTCTTTCTTCTTGATGATTTGCTTCAATTTTCTGATTGCAGCTTTAAACTCAATCACGCCTTGAACTTTGTTGGCATCTTCTAACATAAGGTCTAGAGTTTTGTAATTTGCTGGTATTTTCTTATAAAACAATTTTAGATTTCTTAGTTTCATTGCAAATTTTGCCATCTTGAAAGTAAGGCGTTCATCATCAGAATATTTATCTCTGTAATAGCTGCTCAACCAATCATACTCTGTTATTCTTCTTGGATGATTAAATACTTCATTAAACACCTTGTCATAAATAGAAGCTTTGCCTTGACCGTGTGTTCTATACCAACCGTAAAATCTAGGCCATTCTTCTTCGTCCAAAATCAACCAAATTTTAAATAAATAATAAAGGTCTGTAATTGGTGTTCTATCTATATCTTTATCTGAAATAAGTGGAGAAAATTCCGAGAATTGACTGTATTTTCTCTTAAAAATATTCCTTTTACTTGTTTTTCTTTTTAGACCTGCCTGATGCAAGTCTTCCATAGTTAGGGTTGTATTGATTCTTGCCCCTGAGCCATCTCTATACAAGAACTCAATGTTTTGCTTTGATAGTTTTACAAGTTCTTCCTGATGTTCTTTTAGACATGAGAATTCTTTTAAGTTCGGATAAGGAAAATCTTTAATTAAATATGTAGACAGGCCATCATAGGCTAACGTGTCTGAAAATGCGCTTCTCTTTTGTTTTGTTTTAAATGAAATATGGTTACTATCTTCATCAAAAAACAAATAGCGCTGAGAATTACTTTGACTTGACTGTAATTCTAGTTTAAAAACACCATCATTCGCTGTATACAAACTTCCAATATTAGTGCAAAAAAGAGTGTCTATTTTTATGTATGGTCTTTCTTTGTAATCATAGGTAAGTTTGATATGTAGAAAACGTTCATCAACATTGTCATTTTTGATGTTAATGCCATCAATTATACTTGGATTATCCTGAATGATTTTGTAAATGGATTGCATCCGCAAAAGAAAATTTTTAAGCACTTCATGGTCATCAACGATTTCATAGTTGTTATAGTCATCATTTTCTGGTTTTTGCAGCATAAAAAGAACTGAATTTCTCAGTTGTCCAGCATCAGAAAAATCAAATTTTATATTTAATTTATTAGCAACTTGTATCAAGTCCATGTTAGCCTTTTTCTTATAGAAATCAAAGAATTTTTGTGCTGTTATCATTATTGTCTCCTAGTGGTTTCTTTGTCTTGTTATTTCTTTATATTTTACCATAATTTAAGCTAAAAATAAACTTAAATAATAGAATAACTGCAAACAAAAAAACACTCTTAATAAGAGTGTTTGATTTTCGGTATTATCTACCATAATGCAGTTTGCCGTGACTATCTTCAAATTCAAGCCACCAGTCACTACAATCATCTGAGTTACGAAGTTCATAACCTGTAGCATGACAATTTTCTTCATTGTCAGATTCTGTTGAGAAAGTTTGGTCGAAGATTCCGTTGCTACCGTTTTTTAGTTCAACAAGGCATGGATATGTCTTCGATTCATCTTCACTATAAATCGGATATTCATCACACCCATCAATATCCTCTTCTTTTTGTTGTTCTGAGACGAAGTAATTTTCAATGCTCCAAATCCCTTTGTTATTGTCAACAAAATCCTCAAATGACACAACGGTTAAGCAAATATTTTTTGAAAAGCAAGCACGAACAATACCGGCAACAAAATAAAGCTCAGTTTCATTAATAAGCAAAATCAGATTATCTCCAGATTCCATCTTATTTTCTTCAATGAAGTTAGAAACAGCTTCCTCAATTTCATGACGAGAAGTATACAGCTCTTCATAAGTCATGTTTGATTTTTCAAATAAAGATGTAACATGTTCCCCTGCTTTTTTCATGTTATACAAACTGATACGTTTTTTCATTTTTGTTTTCTCCTTTTTATTTTTTAAATAATATTTGTAAAAATGATTAC